TCACGGTCATGTGACCGGGTGGCGTCCTAAGGGACGATTCAATTGGAGAAATCATGAGTTTTGTAGTCGAAGACAGCGGCGGCAACTTTGAGCGTTGCGCCCCGGGTATGCACCTCGCTCGGTGCTACCGAATCGTTGATCTGGGAACCCAGAAGTCCGAGTACATGGGCCAGCCAAAGTTCCTGCACAAGGTGATGTTTGGCTGGGAGATTCACGGGACAGACGACAACGGCACCCCCATCCGAATGAGGGACGGTCGCCCGTTTGCGATCTTCAAGAACTACACCCTGTCGTGGTCCGAAAAGGCCAACCTGCGTCTTGATCTTCAGTCGTGGCGCGGTAAGCCGTTCTCTCAAGAAGAGTTGCGAAAGTTCGACCTCAAGAACGTGCTGGGCGCATGGTGCATGCTCAACATCATCGAGCGCGACAAGGACGGCAAGACCTACACCAACATCAATGGCGTCACCCCCGTTCCCGGCGTGATCAAGCAGGCGGGCTTTCCCGAGGCAGTGAACAAGCTGGAACTGTTCAACCTGCAAGAGCCCAACATGGAGATGTTCAACGGCTTCAGCGACAACCTGAAGGCCAAGATCTCCGCCTCTCCGGAGTGGCAGCGCCTGCAAGGAAAAGCTGAGGCACCTAGCGCACCGCAGCAAAGCCGAGCCCCCGTGGCTGAAGACGACTCAGAAGACATTCCATTTTAGAATGGTATATTCTAGGCATACCGTTCTAAGGAGTTGTCATGAAGGTATGCCGGGAATGCAATCAGGAGAAGCCGCTCACTGGGTTTTACAAACATGCCGCGATGGCAGATGGTCACCTCAACAAGTGCATCGAATGCGTCAGGGCTCGTGTTTCAAAGCACAGACAAGCCAATCTTGAAAGAATCAAAGAGTACGACAAGCAAAGAGGCTCTCTTCCTCATCGCATCAAAGCAAGGAAAGAGTATCAACAGACAGAGCAAGGGAAGGCCGCAAAGAAACGAGCAAAGGACTCGTATCGCAAGCGGTATCCATTGAAGTATGCGGCGCATGTAATCACAGGCAACGCCATCAGAGATGGGAAGCTGATCCGAGCCAATGAATGCTCAGTCTGCAAGTCAACAGAATCAATTGAAGGACACCACGATGACTACACAAAACCGCTATCGGTTCGATGGTTGTGTTTTGAATGCCACAACGAATGGCACAAACACAATGAACCGATTTATGAATAAATTCTTCTGAGGAGACATGAATGTCCAGATTCTTCGATCTGATCGCATCATGGATGCCGATGTTCCTCGTTCTCATCCTGATGGGCCTTGTGCTGCCATTCCGGGTGACGGTCTACCTGCTGCTACCGCCGGATGCAAAGTTTCACTGGCATCCGCTGAACAGCCTCTACAGATTCGTGGGGTTTAAAAAGTGACCACCATCATTGCTCGCTCTGCCGAAAACGTTCACTGGTATCGCCAAGACGGTGGCCCCCAGTACACCGTGAAGGCCAAGGACGGTTCCGACCGCCCTACGACCCTCAGGGACGCACGAAAGATGGATCTGGTGCCCTCGGTCACCACCATCCTGAAAATCGCCTCTAAGCCCGGTTTGGAGCAGTGGAAGCTGGAGCAGATGCTCCTCGCGGCCATGACCCTGCCCAAGCTGCCTGATGAGACGGAAAAGAGCTACATCGCCCGGATCGTCGCCGACTCGAAAGAGACCGGCAAACAGGCCGCCGAAGCTGGCACTCGGATCCACGAGTCGATTGAACGCTGGTACGCAGGTGAGAAGAATGTCCAGCATATCGAGGCCGCCAAGGCTTTCGAGACCGCGGTCATGTCTCACTTCAACGTGCCGGACTATCAGGAGTGGCTTGTGGAGCGATCTTTCGCTGACCCCATGGGGTATGGGGGAAAGGTCGATATGTACACCACCCCCGACGAACACGCGCCCACTGGGATCGTGCTGGACGCCAAGACGAAAGACTTCGGCCCGGACGACAAGGTGGACGTGTACGACGAGCACCGGCTCCAGCTTGCCGCCTACCGACACGGTCTGGGGCTGCCTCAGGCCCGCTGCGCCAACGTATTCGTGTCCCGCACCCACCCCGGCCTCGTGAAGGTCGTGGAGTGGACTGAGGCTGAGCTTCAGATCGGCTGGGACATGTTCCAGTGCCTGCTGCGCTACTGGAACCTCAAACACGCATTCAACATTTAAGGATCATCATGAAAGTCACTGTCGAACAAATTGCGTCCAAGATCAAGTCCGAGACCTACATCGTTCTCTCGGATGGCCGCTCCACCATCTGCACCCTAGAGATGGAAAACGGATACACCATTCATGGCTACTCCGCCTGTGTTGATCCCACAGAGTTTGATATCAACATCGGTCGCCGGTATGCCTATGAGGATGCCTTCCGTAGGATCTGGCCGCTTGAGGGCTATCTGCTGGCCCAGCGTATTCATGACAGCCTCAAACAAGATCCCGTTCAGGGATGGCTCATCCAAAAGGATGAGGACAAGATTGTTGCCAAGCGCAAGCCCCGCCTCAACCGCAAGGCCAAGAATAAAGTTGCCGAAGGAGATGCTCCTTACGGCTTCAAGAAGGATGGCACCCCCAAGAAGGCCCCCGGCCGTCCTCGCAAGCAATGAAGTACCGCAAGAAGCCTGTCGTCATTGAGGCCCATCGCATCACCGTCTTCAACATCCAATGGGTTGCTGATTGGTGCGGCGGAAAGATCATTCGGGAGTCGGCAGATGCCAAGCATCGGCTGATCAACATTCAGACCCTAGAGGGTGGTATGTTGGCCGCCGTGGGCGACTGGGTGATCAAAGGCATCAAGGGCGAGTTTTACCCCTGTCACCACGAAATTTTTGAAGCAACTTACGAGGTAGAGAATGACTGAGAAAAAGTACACCCTGACCACTCAAGAGGCCGCTGAAGCCTTCATTAACGCCAATCTGGAGGATGAGTTCAACTTCCTTCAGGAAGATCTGATGAAGCTATCTCAAGCCTTCATTGACGCCGCCAAGCCGGGGATCATCAAAGAAGAGCGCGGCGAGTGCCTGAAGTTCGTCCGAAGCCTCAATACCTACGTGGCCGACAAGCTGGCCGAGTTCAGGCAAGGCAAGTGATCTTCATTCGATTACTCCTGATCTACATCTTGATCGGGATAATTTGCTGGATTCTTGGAATCTAAAAAAGAGCCCCCGCTCAGGTGGTCTAGGCGGGGGCTCAAATAGGGCAACTGCGCCCTCATACCGGGGAGACGACCGGCATGATCAGTCCAGACCGAATCGGCCTTCCATACGTCTCTCGTATGCGCCTCCGGGCTGCATAGCCTCCAAGAATCGCTGACGAGCCTCAGGGCTGTCATAAAGCGCCATGCCAGCCGCTGCAAGAGGTGCCACAGGAGGGAACAAGGTGCCAACACCCGTGGCAATAGCGGACAACCCCGTGCCAAGCATGTCGCCTTCCTTGTAGCGACGACTCATGTCATACGCGCCAAGTCCAAGCCCGGCACCAGTGGCAGTGCGATTAAGAACTGTCAACACAGGAGCCAGCTTTGCTGCACGGTTTGTCGCCTCTACAGCTTGCTGAACTTTACGAGCACGTTCTGCGGCCTCAGCCATCAGGGCAGAATCAGCCTCTGCCGCGGCAGCAGCAGACGGATACTGCTGGATGCTTAACTTCGGATTGGGCCCATACATTTTTGTGAGCCTGCTGGTGACCTTCCCCTGACCCTTGCTGCGGTTGTATCGAGCAGAAGCCTGAGGAACCCCCTCCTCAACTGGAGTTTCGACTCCAGCCCAGTTCTGAGACCATTTGCCACCACCAGTCTCGGGCTGAACTACGCCGCCCGGAACAGCAGCTTCAGCCGCAGCTTGAACTCCGGGAATGGCTTTTTGCTGCTCTGCAATCTTTGCAAGAATGTCTTGAGGAGCGCCGGTCAAAGTTTCCGCTAGGCGAGCGCCACGATCTGCGGCAACCGTTGCCGGATTTGGAGACAGTCGACGAATGCCAGCGCCGGAGGACAGATAACCTCCAGCCCCACCAAGACCAGACCACCACGCTGCCTCATTTGGATCGAACGAAGAGGCTCGACCAGCGTCTTCTGGAATCAAATCCACATACGGATTCGGCCCAGTCTCTTGAGCGGCAACCTCAGCCACCGGAAGAGAAGGCTCTTGATGGGCTTCCTCTTTCTTCTGAGGCTTACCCTCCGCCTCTTCAGAAAAAGAGATGTAAGGGTTCTTGTCGCTCATGGCTTCTTGCTCCGCTTCTTAGCTTCTTGATCGAGATACTCCCGATACTGCCTCTCGTAAGTTGCGTTCTTTTCTTCCGCCTCTTGCTGAATCTTCTTCAGTTGAGGAGAGTTGCGGAAGATGTCCGTGAACGGAGTCAGACTGTTGGGGTCAACCTTACGTTCATTGTGCTCGGCAATTGCCGTGTCATACAGGCGCTTGCTCTTATCGAAGTTGACTCGATCCTTGTGAAGGATGTGAAGAGCGGTCGCCGGGTTTTGATCCAGACTGGCCTTAGTCATCAGGTTCGTGAAGTACGCCTCACGTCCCTTCTCGGGGCTGATACCTTGGGCCAGCAACTTAGAGTTTCCGACAGTCAGCATCGCGTTCACGAGAGCGTCAGCGTATTGCTGCTCAGCAGGATTGAGACCTGCGGACATGAACGTTCCGATGGGAAGGCTGATGTTTGCAGAAGTCGACCCAAGGTTGAATCCAAGACCACTTTGCAAAGACGCCATGATCTGGTTCCTGACGCCGCCCTCTCCGCGAATCAGGTTAAACACCTTCTTTGCCATCTGAGGATTCTTTTCGATCAGATCGATGGCAGAGTTGTAGGCGGTATTGACCGTGTCGTAGATCGGGCCTGTAGCAATGCGAGAGTAATCCTCTAGCTGGCTTTTGATCCGGTTCTCTTCCTTGGCAGCGTTAGCCTTCCATCCTTCCAGAGTGGCATCAGCGACTGCGGTATTAAGGTTGGAAACATCCGGGGGGACAAAAGACATCGGGTAGGGGCCAGAAGGCTTCTTCTCTTCCATGCCCGGCTCCGGAGCCATTCCATACTGCATCTGGTTTTGGAATGCCTGCATGGCCCGATCACGCTCGACGGGATCTTTGATGGCCTTGATGCCAGCCAGAATCTGAGCGGGGTCTCCTTTGAACCGACCCACAGGCTCATTCTCGGACGCACCGGGAGGAGCCCCAGTTGCAGCCACCGGAGCGGGCGCTCCAGCCACCGGAGCGGCAGCAGTGGGCGTAGCAGCAGAGGGAGTCCCTGCGCCTTGAGGAGCAAGTTGGCTTCCAAGAGAAAGCCTTGCCAGAGCTTCGTTGTACTGAGCCAGCGTAATCTGCTTGGTATCCAGTTGAGCCTTGAGGATCTGCATTGCCTGACCTTGCTGGGTCGTGGCAATTCCTTGTTGCTCGGCAATCGACTGAACAGTGGGGTTTGTCGGCGACTCTGCTCGCCACTCCATCACCTGAGCGGCAGAAGGCATCTGACCCGGGTGAGCAGCCTTCCATGCCTCAATCTTGGCGTTGACGGATTGGTTCTTTCCGAGCAGAAGGTTCGACTGAGCCAGCGCAGAGCGCATCTGGGCAATCGGAAGTTGCTGGGCTCGTTGCTGCTCGATGTTCTCTCCAAGAGCATCAGCGGCAGAACCCAGAGAGGCAATAAAACCACCCAGTTGAGGCTTTGCGAAGCCCGCAGCAACCTTGAACCAGTTCGGCTGAGCGTAACGTTGCTCCAGAGCAGTCAGAGCCTGCTGCTGGGCATCACGAAGTTCTTTGATCTGATCTTCGCTGGCTCCGTATAGGGGCAGCTTGCTCAGATCCATAGCAGAAGAGAGTCCGCCGAAGTCTTGCTTTTCAGCCATTGATTACCCCATGTTCGGCAGAGCGCCGAGGTTCTGAGTGGAAGCACATCCGACAGCGATGCCGTCAGCGACACCGCCTTGAGGATTGAACGGTGTGCAGGTCAGGCAAGCAGCGAAGCACAGGCCAGCAGGAGCAGCGCCTACGCCCATGGCAGAACCGCATCCGATGCCGCCGCCGATGGCGCGGGACTCGATTCGGCCACCATCAGCCCGATAGCAGCAGCAGTAGTCATACCCACCGCCAGAAGTATCAAGGCCACTGCCGCCCATGTAGTCAGGGATGTTGTTGTCGTAGTAGCCAGAGTCGCCCGGGGGAACAAGCTCTCCATAAGAAGAGTCGCTCGGAACATAGTTGCCGTTTGCGTCTCGAACGTATGTAGGAGCAGAACCAGCGCCAGCGCCAGCCCCACCAGACGATCCAAACAGTCCCTTGAGGTTTCCAAGAGCGCCCGAGAGAACAGATTTGCCAGATCCCGGCGTTGTGCATTGCAGCAGGCCCATGATGCCAGATCCGACCGCACCGACCGCAGACAGCGGAGACATGCACAGAGTCGTCTTGGTGCTGGTGGGCATCGTGTAGCCCGACAGCAGGCTCGCCAGAGACGCCAAGGAGGTGAGCGGGAAGTTCTGAGCATTCTGCCCAATCGTCTGCTGCTGACCGCCAAGGGTTGCCAGAGCATTGATGCAGGCCAGATTAACACCCGATGCCTGCTGAGCAAGGGTGCCAAGACCAGCACCGGCCTGCTGAGCCGCAGAAGCCTGTTTGGCAGCCGCACAGCCAGCCGTGGAGGCCGCTTGCAGTTGTGCAGCATTCTGAGCCTGCTGGGCGCTTGCAGTTGTGCCAGCCAGTTGAGAAAGAGCACCCTGCTTAGCCTGAGCCGCAGTCAAGGCCTGACCGTAGCCAGTGTTAAGCATCTGGGCCATCTGAGAGTTCAGATCCTGCTCAGCCTGCTCCTTAATCTGACCCAGAACCTGAGCACCGCGTGTAGATCCAAATTGACCAGATCCCACCGCGGCAGCCGTAGCCATGGGAGACAGGTTCTGACGGATGTTTCGCTGGCCGATGTCAGACAGGCTTTGCACAGCCTTGTTGATATACGGGCTCATGTAGTCGCCAGCCAGAGCACCCAGATTCAGGTTGGCCGACTCGCAAATCAGGGGCTGAGCCGCACTCAGAGGGCTGGCCGAAGTAGCCGCTTGCAGATAAGGGGCCGTAGCGCCAGTGATGTTCTGATTGGCAGCCTGACCTAGCAGAGTCTTGCCCTGCTCAAAGGTGGGCTGTTGAGCAGCCAGATTCTGCTCGGCAGTCTCAAAGGCTTTTGTCTGAAGAGGCTGAGCGCCGACATACTGCGCTTGAGACTGAGCTTCAGCACCTTTCGAGGCGATGTTGCTCAGGTAGTCAGTGTAGAACCCGGGCGCAGTCGTCGCCTGATTCTGGGAGGATTGCAGCAGGTTTGCCATTGTCAACCTTTCGACTTATTCAGATAGTCCAACGGCGAGAGCGCCTTGGGCGGAATTTTAGATGTTGGAGCCGATCTTTTGTGGGCTCGAAGGTTCTCGCGGATGGTATCTAGCATCTTGGCACCGCGCTTATTGTCGCCGTTACCGAGGGCTGTAACAAATGCCTCCGGGAATACGTACTCCCCGTCCGCGATCTTTGCCGGAACCGCTTTGCCCCCAGCAGACATCTGATGAGGAACCTCGTGCCGGAAGCCCTCCAGAGCCTGCGCTCCGGCCTTGCTGGAGCCGTCTCCCAGAGCCGCCACGGTATCAGCGTCCATCACATAGTCGCCATCGTGCAGCATGGCCGGAATGTCGTCCGATTGGCCCGTGCCCCGTCCGTTGGCATAGAAGCCTGTCAAGCCGGTAATGAACTCGGGATTGTGGCCTTCCGGGGCCGCCTGACGATACTTTTCCGGCAGCCCGCCGCGAGCCATCCCGCCAGCTTGACCAAATCCCGGACGAATTTGCTGAAGCTGGGACAGAGCAGCCTGCCTGCGAGCCGGGCCAGTGGCAATCATGGTGTTTCCCGGGCTGGAGAACTTAGGCATGTACTTGCCCATCGGACCCCATGTTGTGCAGGTAGTGGAAGAGGATCCGCCTTCCGCGAACTGATGGATCGAGCCTCCAATCGCCGCGGGAACAACGCCCCGAGCAACAAGCAGGTCTAGGAGTTCAGGATCGATCTGGTTGTAGATGTTTTGAAGCTGTGCCAATTTCAAAGTCTCCGGCGTATTGGTGACTGCCACCTCGGTAGGCTTGAGTTCTTGGGCGCTGGTGTTGAGCCAAGGATTGGACAAGTCCAAGGAAGCGGTTGTAGATCCTTTTCCAGATCCAGTGGCATCAAAAAGACCCGTAGCCGCCAAGCCTCCAAGGATGCCCATAAGGCCCGCAGAAGACGATCCAGACGATTCAGGCGAGGTAGGTGTCGAAGACCCGACAGTCTGAGATGTCGATCCGCTGACAGGCTCTCCGGCAGCAATGCTCAGACCCCCAGAAGCCGGAGCGGAGGGTGCCGCGGCCACAGAAGTCGGTCCAGTTCCCAGTGCGCTATTGATGGCCGAGGCGATGGCCGAAGTGTTGCTCGGTCCGGACGGAGCCGTTCCCAGAGCATTGTTGATGGTCGAGGCAAGATTAGAGCCCGGGTTGGCAAGCCCCAGAGCACCAGACACAACCGATCCAGCAGGCCCTGCGAGGCTCGCAAGAGTCGCCCCGGGGTTCAGGTTCACGATGCCAGATAGGGTTCCGGGATTGATGCCAATCGCGTTCGCAACCGCATTTAGGCCAAGGTTCGCAACCGCCTGACCCACGGTCGTTTGACCGGATACAAGCCCCATGATGGAATTTGCCAAGCTGATCCCGGCTCCCAAGGGAGGGGCCACCACGCCCAAAATGGATGCAATCTGGTTCGGGGTCATGTTGGACACGCCAAGCGATGCCGCGGCCTGATTGACCGTCTGAGTCGGGGAAATGTCCATGTTCCCCAAGCCAATGTTTTGCAGGTTAGCCAACTCAATGGCTGTCATGCCGTTGGTGGCAGTCCCCGGACCTCCGGGCATCCCAAGGTTGGCGCTCAGATTGGCGTTATTGGTGGACAGGCCGACCCCCAACTGAGCCAATGCACCTTCATCGTTGATAGGATCAGAATCATTCCCGTTAGATCCAGAATCAGGCGCTCCGGGAGCCGAATCGGGGTTCCCGTTGCTTTCCGCAATCGAGGCCATCCCAGCATCAACAGAGCTAGTATCGCCACCGGAAGGACCCTCTCCGCCAGAGTCCCCGCCATCACTTCCAGCGTCTCCGCCATCTTCAAAGTGATGAATGTGATCGTAAGAGAGTCCGCTTTTCATGTGAGATCCAGATTCATTTACTGAGGAATGACCGACATCAGCCCGGTCATTTGCTTGGCCCAGTCCTGCCAGTTGTCAAACCCACGAGGGTCGGGAATGCCTGACTCTACAAAGTATCCGATGCCATTGAGGGCACTCACCCACTCCGTCCACCGCTCTTCCGGGACGTATCCCAGTTGTTGCGGCGCAAAAAGCTCGGCCATCAGCTTTACGTACTGATCCCAAGACATTCCGCGAGGATCGTAAGCTATCACGGGTTACCCGTTCCACGGACATCGCCCGTATCAACAGACAGGAGAACTCGACCCATGAAGTAGTCGCCATCCAAGACGTTGCTGCGGAACTCCAGCCGCATTTCGCGGCGCTGTTCCTTCATGTCGATCTTCAGAGTGCTGGGGTCGAACGCATACGGGGTGGAAGGGTCGTCAGAGTCGTCCGCATAAGACTTACCAGTGACGATCACCTCCATTTGACCAGACTGCACAAAGTCCGGTTCGATCCGTTCAATCCTCGTCCAGACGTTGTCGCCCGGTTGCTCCACAGTTCCGACAAGTCCAATCCGGGTGCCGATTGCATTGGTTTGGAAGTAAGAATCGATGGCGTTGACTTGGTTTGTGAAGACCTCGTTGACTCCAGTCTCGTGCTGCCAGAGTGTGTAGGTGCCTGCATCGTTTTGGTCATTACCACCCCAAATAGGCTTGCGGAACACTTCAGAGAACACACCAGCAGAGCGACGGGCTCCCATCGCCTTGCCTGCGTCATACCAGACCTTCTCACGCACGTTGTAAACGATTGCGTCGTTGCACTCTTCGCTGTCGCCATTGGGAAAGAACCACCAGATCTCGCCCCAGCGAGGAACCTTGCTCACCCAAACCTTCTGGCGTTGGACGTAGTTCAGGTTGTCGAAGAAATAGTTGAAGTTCTGCTTGTTCTCAACTTCTTGGACAACACCGTTGTACATCAGGAATCGATCAGTACCCACCCAGTAGAAGATGCCGTCATATTCAATTACGCACTGGCTCGACATGATCGAGGACTGCTGAGTGATCAGATCGTACTTCCAGTACAAAGTCTGGTTCCCAACAGTAGTGGGCGAATAGGTCACCCGAACAACAGAGTCCAGAGTCCAGAACAAACCGGCAGGAGATGTAGTGCCACCACGAACGGGCAGCCCCTTCACAACCTTTGTCGAGGCGACGTTGTTCTCGTTCGCATCCGCGGAAGTCCAGTTGTTGAAGTCTCCAGCAGAGCAGTTCTTGATCAGACCGTTGTTGCCGTACACAAACAGGTACGGATAGAGCATCACAACACCGCCGGACACGCTTATGTTGTTGTCAAATCTGAGAGTCTGAGACCCAGAAACAGTGGCGTTGTTGCTTAAAGTGACTGTCCAGACTCCACCTGTTTCAATAGCGGAAACAATTGTTGTGTTTGCCGGAATTCCAGTACCGCTCACAGAGACGCCCGGACCCATTCCCACGTTAACCGCAGAAAAAGTGACAGTAGGTGATCCGGAAGTCAATACACCTGTATCTTGGAAAACCCCAACAGCGGTGACGGATGATCCCGTAAACGGCCCATAAAGAGGTCTCGTGTTTACAGTAGAACTGATGTCATTCAGGTTTTGACCCGGATGAGCGATAAGATTATTTTGACCATTACCAGAAGAATCAAAACCAATATCAAATTGCCAAAGAATATTGGTACTGCCGCTAAAAACGGTCAATGAGGAAACAACTCCTTGAAATCCACTTCCAGTTCCGCCAACGCTGGAAGCGTTTATTGTCAAGGTTGAGTTGTATGGATACAAAATACCAGAATTTGTAACAACAACCGACACAACTGTTCCTCCAAGAACAGTCACTGTTGCTTGGGCACTAGATTCGGAGCCAGAAATAAGTGGCACATTGGTATATGTGCCGTTTGTGTATCCAGAACCTCCAATTGCGATAGTGACCGTCTGAATTGGACCGAGAGGAAAAATGGGTGTCGGACCAAATCCAACTCCATTGTCATTGTCAGTAGTCCACTGCTCAAGACCATTGCTGTATCCGGAGACAATGTAATTGAGCCCATCAGATGCGCTCATGATCATGCCCCGGCTAATGCCGGAAGCATTCAAGAAGACACCCGTATAGCCGCCAACCTTGCGGGGGCGACCGTACTGGAATCGAACCCACTTCCCATCCAGATAGCTGACGGAAGCAAAGTCAGTTCCATCACGCTGGATACCAGCGCCGCATTGAAGGGCAATGACTTTTGCTGTCATTTAGAAAGACCCGCTGATAACGCCAGCCGGAATGATGAAGCCAGTCGTAGTCAATGTAGCTCCGTTGACTCCGCCGACTGAAAATCCAAGTTGGCCGCTGGCAGCCAGATAGACGCCAGTCGTCGCATCGCCAGTGAACGACAGAGACGGAGAAGCGGCAGAACCGTTACCCAGAGTCAGAGAGTTGATGAAGCTGGAAGTGGATGTCTGAGAGTTGTAAACGTTCGTGCCGTCACAGATAGCAATGATGGTCTGGTTTTGCGGCAGAGTAATCGTCTGAGCACCAATAGAGTTCGTCTTAAAAGTTAGGGAGAACGAACCCGTGGTTGTGTTCTTGAAAGAATAAATCTGAACAGTTGGAGGAAGAATAATGACACAGTTAGATGTCAGAGTTCCTTGATACTCCTGAATGATGTTGGCTGCCTCGGAAGCGGTCAGAGTAACCGTCCCACCAGTGACATTCTTTACAAGCTGAGTAAAGAAGAACTCAACAGCCTGACCATACGCATAGCTGAAGAAGTTCGCCCCGTTGGAGACAACAACAAACGATTCATTGATCTGAAGTTGAGTGCTTGATTGACCATCAATCGTGTTCGTTCCTGTCAGAGCGATGTTCAGGATTCCTGTTCCATCGTTCTTGACAATTACAAACCATCCCGGACCAACATCGCTTGCAGCAGGAAACGTCAGCGTACCTGCGCCACCAGTCCAAACATACATCGAAGCGCGATCAACTGAAAGCAACGTGTAGTTGGAGGAAAAAGTTGTGACGTTGGTTGCTGTGTTAAGTGTGGTTCCGATAGCGGTAAGACCGAGACCATCAAGAGAGGCGGCATTTGCAGCAGATGTGCCAGCACCGAATGTAACGACCTCCCAAGCACCGTCGATTGTCGAGTTGTCCGTTACATAAACGTACTCAGCGATGCCGGAAGCAATCGAAACAATCGTGTTGTTGCTTTGATCGACAACCGTAAAGGTGTTGGATCCAATGTTGCGAATCAACGTGCTCTGACCAACCGACACCTGAGTGGCCGGGGGCATGATCAGATTCAGGCCAGTAGTTGTGGCGGTGATCTCCACAATGTTGGCGACAACACTGTCAGTGTTACCGTTGATGGGCCACTGAAGTTCTGTATCGGCAGAGATCGTCAGGGACTCATAGCCCACCTGAGACGGGCTAATCGTTTGCGCTGTAAACGGATTCGTGTACGTAGTCATGGGTGTCCTTAGCTGTCAACGGCAACCGCCTGACGGTCTCCGACGCGAGAAACATCTTCGCCCTTAAGGGCCTGCATGGATTCGGTGTACTTCTGCTGGAAGATCTGCCGCTGATCGTTCTTGAGGAACGGCATGGCCTGCAACAGGGTTCCGAACAGCATGGCATTCGGAGCGTTTTGGGTGATCCAGTTTGTCTGATTCGTAGAACTCAGAGGGGAGATGCGATCATAGTAAAGCACCTCAAAAGAGTACGATTCAGCCGGAGTCGGAGCCAGATACCAGTGATCCCAGTCAATGTCAGCGTAGTACAGCGGCACATCAGTCTGGCTGGAATCGGGCCAATAGTTCTTAAGGTACTCGTACTTGCGAAGCAATACAGGCTGCTTTTTACCGTCAACAGTGACGCTCATGGACACGGTTTTGCGCCAGCGAGCGGGCTTCGGAAGGATGGCATTACCCGCCTCCATGACGGATTCAGCCACCTGAAGCTGCCCCAGAGTCTTGATCTGTTCGGCGATCTCGAACTCGGCCAGAGTAATGAACGTGGGAAGGGCATTGACTACGGCGGCGTCTTTACGCTCCAGATACTGGAGGACAGTCGATGTCAAACTGTCATAAGTCATCACCCAAGAGGGAGTCGTCATGTTTTATCCAATCAATGCTGCTTCAGCGCCTCGACGGCGAACAAGTCCGGGTAGCACCTTGCCACCCCCGCGCGTCCATAACATCAACTGCTCCTTCGCGCCTTCCCAGTCTTGGGAGTTGATTTTCCTACGGAGTGTGCTGGTCTGCAACCTGCCGACCCCAAGGTTATAGACAAAATCCACGATAGCGTTGAAAGCTGCCGGATTGGCTGCCAGTCCCGGGCACAGCCGTAAAACCCCCGGGCCGTAGATGTGCGAAAGCTCCGACATGAGCAAGGAGCGCGCGTCGGGTTCGGTTATAGGCTGGTCTTGAAGTGTGACTTTGCGCCCATCCGCGTAGTAGGTCGATCCGTATCCGATGGTGGGGATCCCCGCCGGGCAAAGGTAGGGGTTGGCCCGAAAGCCTTCAAACCTACGGCAAAGCTCGGCGGCGAGTTCCAGATTCATAGGCCACGCTGCTTCAAAGTTCGGTCGAGGAACCAATAGTTGATCGTCCCGGACAGCAGCGCGCAGAAGTCAGGAGACAGTATCTGGCGGAAGATCTCAATGGCCGGGAAGCCAGATGCCCAAGCGTTCCACATGAACACGAAGTGTGCGATAGACCAGATCGCCAGCATCCAGTAAGTGACCACTGGGCGCACGGAAGCCGACAGCTTGGCGGCCCATCCCCCAGCCGCCTTCACCATCTCCGCTTGCTGGTTGATGGCGGCATTGAAGGCATCCATAACGCCCACATCAATAGCTGCATCGCGCTGAGCACCGATCTCGGCGAGCTTTTGCTGGCCCCGGATCTTTTCCAGATCGCATTGATGCTCAAACATTGCCAGTTCGTGCTGGCGCTCATTCTTTTTGTCGAAGAACTTCAGCACCTCCGGGACAAGCCGGAAGACGCCGCCGAAGATGCCACCCAACAATCCGCCACTCAATAGTTCAAACATTTTGATCCTCTTGATTATTTATCGGCCTTGTTGTCGAGCTTGGCAAAAATCTGTTTGCAAATGTCCTTGATCTCATCAA